GGGGGGGTAAATTTTATTCGGTTCAAATGTTCCATGACGCATATTATTCCTCCATAATTTATTTTTGATATTGACAATATTATATGTATGATATATAATAAATTTTGTCGAAAAAAATTATATAAAAAATATATGGAGGGATTTATGAAAAAAATCGCAGTATTAATTTGTATTGCGGCTATTTTAGGACTTGCAGGGTGTTCAAATAATAATAATTCACAAAATGAAATCAGTCAATTAGCATCTCAAAATGAAGCTTTGCAGAAGCAGATTGACGAATTGAAAAACGGGAACAACAAAACAGCTGAAAATACAGTTGAATCAGAGATACCCGCTGATATAACTGATATAGGAACAACTACAGAAAAATATACTGACCCAATCATGACAGGAAAAACATATACAGACCCGCCAACTACAACAGAAGCTCCAAAAAAGGAATATTCATACGGCGATACTTTCGTTTTTGACAACCTTGAAATCACCTTTTTGCCTGATTATGATTTTGATTTTGTAAACAATAGATACAGTGATTACAATGGCGAAGACGTAATAAAATTTCACGTGACAATAAAAAATATTAAAAATGAATCTTACAAATTAAGTTCTTACAGTTATATATTTTTCGGTCCATCCGGTAATGAGATTGCTGACTTAGGATATTATTTTGATGACGATTATAGAAAAGACGGCGAAATGCGTTCAGGAGCGATACAAGATACGTATATGCACACATTATATGCAGGCGACGGTGATTACTATATTGAATTCACTCAAGGAAAAAAAATTGAAGTAAAACTACCTGTAAAAAAACAATAATTATAATCAGTATATAATAATTCTGTTAGATAAACATATATAAAATTTCCGCAAAAGTACGTTTTTGTGGAATTACACGTATTACCGCCATTATCCGGCGGTATTTTTTAATATTAAGTCAAGGTTTGCATAAATCAGCTGAAAAATATAAGTTTTTGGATATTTATGCACTTTTTTAGGCAGGAAAATAAAAATTTTGTCAAAATCCCCATTGACAAAAAAGAAAAAAGTCTATATAATTTAAGTTACCACACTAAAATTTCTATAAACTTTTTTTCCGCAAAATCTCCCAAAAAATATTTCCAAAAAAAAATATTAAGGACATCATTGCTATATATCACATTAACATTAAGGACGTTAATGAATTGTAACCATTATAATATATAATTTGATATTTGTCAAGAGGAAATTGAAAAATAAATCGGAAGTGCGGGGATAAAAATTTTAATTAATTAAAAAATAGGAGATTTGTATGAAAAACAGAATACGTTATACTGTAGAAAAAGTGTTGAATAATCAATTTTATCAAATGCCGAAATTCTTGTTTGAGTCCGATTGTAAAAATTTATCTAACGATGCACGGGTGTTATATTCGCTCCTGCGAGATCGTCACGACCTAAGCATAAAAAATAGTTGGCATAATGAAAGAGGTGAAGTCTACCTAATAATGACACGCGAAAATATGTGCGAATTAATGGGACTATCCTTGAAAACGGTAATTAAGGCAATTAATGATTTGAAAAAATATAACCTAATAGATGAAGAACGCCGAGGGCAAGGGAATCCAAATATTTTATATTTATTAGAAATAAAAAATTTTTCAACATCTGACAATTTCAGACCTGTAAAATTTACAGGTCAAGAAATGGAAAACAGCATATCAAGACATGGAGATTTTACAGGTCTAAACATGGAGATTTTACAGCCTAATCATACTAATCCTAAAAATCATACTGAATCTAATGAAACTAATCGTATCAATCAGAGACGAAACGAATCGATTGATAATACATACCCGACTAAAAAAGAAATAAAAGATAATATCCAGTTAGAACATCTGCAGAGTAAGTATCCCAACAAACAAAACGAATTGCAGGAACTTTACGAAATAATCGCCGAGGTTCTCCGCTCACGGAAAGAGACCCTGCGTATCGGAAAAGAGGAACTTCCCGCCAGCGATGTCAAAGTGGCTTTTTCCCGCCTCAATTATGCCCATATTGAGTATGTTCTGGATTGCCTTAACAAAAATACCACCAAAGTCACCAACACGAAAGCATACCTGCAAACAACGCTTTATAACGCCTCTAAAACGATTAACAATCACTATTCGCTGGACGCGCAGAATTTTATCAATGAAAAGCTGAATTTATAATCAAAAAAATTTTAGAATTATTTTGTTTTTTACAATTTGTTTACAATTTAGACATTGACATATGTTTATAGGCGTGGTATAATTAATACATAAAAGTTAAAAAATGCCGTGTGATGAAAGGATAAAATTATGACTAAACGCAGAATCCAATCATTAGAACAATCAGAAAATTTCTATACTCGCTACAGAGCGAAAATTGAGCATATCGGATTTAATCTGAATATTGAGCAATCTAACGCCGCACGTGAAAAATATGTGAATACATCTGAAATGAACAGCCGCGCAAAAGAATTGTTCCTTGCAGATATAGAAAAGAGCGTTGGCGAAAAATGAAAACAATCGCGCAAATAGCCTCTGAAATAGGGGTATCAAAACAGGCTGTACAAAAAAAAATAGCGCGTGAGCCATTGTGTACAGAGCTTATCCCATATATATCGACAAACAACGGTACTAAGTATATAGATGACACTGGCGAAGCTATGATTAAATCGGCATATCAAAAGTCAGAGCAGCAACCTATTGCCGACAACGTACATATAGACACACCGACAACTACCGACAACGTATATATAGTTAGTCTACAGGACGAAATCAAATTCCTGCGTGATGAAAATAGTAAATTAACAGATAAACTGATTGAACAATCCGAACACCTGTTGTTACTCACTGAACAAGCCCAAAAAATAGCAGAGAACGCACAAACGCTCCACGCTCTGGAAAACGTGAAGCCGCAGTTGACAGAAGAAAAAAAAGTGGGGTTTTTCAAGCGGATTTTTAATAAACATTAATTATTTATTGCATATTTTTTCGACATTTCCGATAATAAGTCTCCTATAGCAGTTTTCTCCTCAGCTGTGTTCTCCGACTTCCACAGCATAGCAAAAACAGCCTTCAAATCAGCCAGAACGCCACTGAGACTGTCAATCATAATCATCTTATTGCTCTCGTTTTGCCGGACAATATAATCCGTTTTTGCCGATTTATTTCAATATAATTTTCTGTTGCACATTTTTGATAGAATAGTAATGTTTCAATCGCCGCCCAAAGCGACGGATAATTAAATCTGTCATTTATATCATTATGTAACGAGATAAGAGCCTTTCTCCATTCAACATGACTAATCATAGCATTTTTAATATTGACGGGCGCATTTAATAATTCTTCTTTCGATTTTGCAAATGGTAACATAAAAAAATCCTCCCAAGTAAATTATAAATACATAAATACGGCAGGGAGTGTCGGAATCTACGCTTAGGGAGTCCGTGTAAGACTGGTGATTGAACCAGCGTTGGACGTTGAACTAAGAATCATGCGATTTTAATCGTGTGAGTCTTCAATAATGCAGATAATATAACAGCGTCTGATGTTGACGGCTCTTGTCCAAAAATATATTAGATTTCTTTTTTCACAGCAATCTGCCATTCATTCAACAGCATTTTAAATTACCTTGTCAATCAACCCGTATTCAAGCGCACATTTTGACGTCATAAAATTATCTCTGTCCATGTCTTTCAAGACCTCATTAAAATCTCGCCGGCAATTATCGGCAATAATTTTTGTTAATGTATAATTCAATTCATTTACCCGTTCGGCTTGTATATTTATATCGGCGGTTTGTATGCTCCAACCTACGGAACTTTTCACTTGATGTATCATAATTTCTCCGAATTCTGTTGCAAATCTTTTTCCACGCGTCCCTGAACTCAAAATTACTGCCGCCATAGAAGCCGATTGACTAAGACAAATTGTCGAAACATTGCACTTTAGACGTCTCATTGTGCTAATAATAGACAATCCTGCCGTTACTTCGCCGCCGCCGGACGCTATATACAGATTTATATCTGCATCGGAGTTCTGCGACTCAAGATACAGCATTTGCGCAATAATATCAGTTGCTATAAATTGCTCTATCGGCCCGACTAAAAAAACATTGCGTTCCATAAAAAGGCGGCTGTATACGTCTAACATACGGTCGCCGCGGCTGGTTCGCTCCAAAATCATCGGGAGAGTTGACATTGAATCTACCTCTTTTATAATATAATTATGGGATAGCTTCTGCAGAGCGATAAGCGTGGTTTCCTTTCCGCGTTTCCCATTTATAATATAATTACTTTATACCTAAAATTATAGCGGATATGCCGATAAGCAACATCAGGATTAGTGCCAGAAGCAAGATAACAACGAGTAACAAGCCATAATTCGATATAAACACTTCGTCAATATAAACGGCTGGAGTATCATAAATATTTTTAGGTTGCATAGCAAAACCTCTTAAAAAATTACAATTTTTAGTAAAATAATAGAAAATTTAGCAGAAAAAAATTAATCCTAATTTTTTTCTAATACCGATGTTCTTGAATCTGCATCGTGCATTGAGTTATAATGGTGGTATTTTCTACTTTTGCCTAACAATTTTCGGATTAAATATTCATATCTCTCCATATATTCAGGCTGTCCTGCCACAATAGTCGGCATATCCCAATCATGAGCGCAAAGTTCGATAATTTTATCATTTACATAGTCCAGTTCTGTCTTGACTTCTTTAATAATTTCCCCGACAAAATTAAACGCCGAAACTTCTCCGCTATCAAATAGATTCGCGGCAATCTCCTGATATATTTTCAATGTAGTGTCTTCCCATTCACAATATTTATCCCATGACTGCTGTAAAATACTCAATGTTTTTTCATATGGTATTTTTTTTCTATTTAGCCCTTTTGTGAGCGCAACAATAGAACTGTTACTGTCCGGAAGTATTTCAGGTATTGAAATATAATATGTATTAGTAATATACCGTTTTATTTTTCGCTGCATAAGATTTTCGGCTAAATGCTGATACTCATGGAGCATAGCATATCCTGGAAGATATATAAACCACATTAAATCTGCGTTCTCACGGTGAAAGGCAACGGCATTAAGATATCGGTTATTAATTTCCTGCAGTAAATCTGCGCTCATTAAATTCTCCTATCTGCGTAACGGCATATGATTAGTGTCTGTTCTGTCGTCTCCTGTATCAGACCGAGTTTCATTCGTGTCCGTTCGGTCGCTGCGTGTATACCGGTTGTCGCTGCGTCTCTAGCCGCCTGTATCGTTTTTTTCGTCGTTGCGAGGCATTAATGGGATATGCGGGTATATACCGGTATTATCATTGTAACGCGTTGCATCAGCTAATCCGCGCCTGTATGCGTCGTCTAACCGCTGTTCATGGTCTGAGCGGGTATAGTCGTCCATATCACCGTATCTATCGTTATAATCGCCGTACATTTCCATGTTATGTCTTAACCGTCTGTCACGGCGCGTGCCTGGGTTCGGCACACCCTGATAACCTGGTCGCATACGCCGGCTTCTTCTTGCGGCTCTCATTTCTGCACGCATTACCATATCATTAATATCATTATATGCGTCCATATCTGTATAATCGCTGTAATCGTCATCGGCATAATCGTCGTCCGTATTATAGTATGACCTGGCGTTGTAGTCATCAGAATAGCTTGTAAATCTTCCCCTGCTGTCTCTTCTGCGTCTGCCGCCTCTTCTGTCTACTGTTTCATTATAATTTTCAGATATACGCGGCAGTATGCGATTAATAGCATCCATAGTGGCGGTTAACATGCGTCTTGCATAATCGTCGTTATTAGTATTATAGCCTATCCCAGTTGAGCGGTAATCTGCGTCATCATTTCTGTTAATATCGTTGAGAGTTTGTATTGCTGTTCTTCTCGCTTCCATTAACATGTTATGTAACTGCGGATTTGCTCTGTTTTTTTCGTCTGACAAGTGACGGTTTACTTCGGCTAAGTCGCTGTAAGCCTGACGTTTAGCGTTTTCATATTCGGGATTCATATTTATTTCTCCTTTATAATCTTTCTATATTAATCCACAAACGTGGAATTATTTTCTATTCTGACAATTTTTTATTATTTTGGCTAAAAATTAATGTTATAATTAGGTTTAAAATATAATTTTGAGGTTTGCCATGAAAAAATATAAAATTTTTGCAGTTATTTTTACGATAATGTTTATAATTTCAATATGTTTAAGTATTTTTGCTGTAACAGCAGGAAATATTTATGGTATTATTTCGTCTGTGTTATTTCTAATTTGTTCTTTTATCGCGCTCATGCTGACACGATTTTTTAATAATAGAAGCAAATAATTATTTCAAATTTTCAACTATATCCGGCAAAATTTCCAAAAGATAGCATATATAATTTTCTGTGTTATAATCGCTTAATGAAAATCTTACAGTCCCGCGTGCGAGATGTGCATCAACTCCGAGTGCGCAAACTACATAAAACGGTTTCATACAATTTGCAGAACAAACCGACCCGCCTGACGCATATATACCGCGCTCATCGAGAGCCGATAATAGTTTTGCGCTGTCTATTCCGGGGAAGCTGACGTTTATTATATTAGGCAGGCTGTTTTTTTCAGAGCCGTTGAATTTAACATCCGGTATTTTATTTTTTATCTCGTCTATGAGCATATTTTTCAGCGTTAACATTTTCTTCCGGTCTGTTTCCTTTTCTGGATTGCTCAATAATTCAACTGCTTTGCCTAATCCAACAATCCCGGATATATTTTCAGTTCCGCTACGAAGTCCGTACTCTTGGCCTGCTCCGTAAATCAACGGCGATAATTCAATATCGTCGCGTGCATATAATGCGCCAACGCCTTTGGGACCATATATTTTATGCCCTGATATTGGCATCATGGCTATATTTGTCTTCTCAACGTCGATTTCACAGTGTCCGATTGCCGCAACCGCGTCCGTATGAAACGGTATATTATAATATTTTGCTATTTCCCCGATTTCTTGAATTGGCTGGAGCGTTCCGATTTCGTTATTAGCCGTCATTATGCTTATAAGTATAGTATCTCGGCGGATTGCAACTTCAAGTTGTTTCAGGTCGATTATACCGTCGCTGTCTACATCAATATACGTCATATTATAACCGAGATTATATAAGTATCGTAAGCAATTAAGCACGGATATATGTTCAATGCGGCTTGTAATAATATGTCCGCCTAAATGCCGGTTGGCTTCGGCATATCCGATTATTGAGAGGTTGTTTGCCTCGGTTCCCGAGGACGTAAATATAACTTCGTGCGGTTTTGCATTTATATGTTCTGCTATATGTTTGCGTGCATTGTCAATCAATGTCTTAGCCTCAAGTCCTAAGTTATGTTTGCTTGACGGGTTACCGTAATATTCATTTGCGGTTTGCATAGCATCCAAAACCTCAGAGCACGGCTTTGTTGTGCTGGCATTGTCGAGATATACTTCCATTTTTATTCCTTTTATATTTTTATAGGGGATTAGGGGCGGAAGAACCGCCCCAATTTAATTTAATAATCCGTTTTGCGCCAATACGGGCGCACAAGGCTGAATGTACGTCTGTTTGTATAAAACAACTGAATTAATTTCGGATTCCCAAAGCAGTTTTTCACGTAGTTATTACCAAACGCGATATTACCGTGCAGGTCAAGCTCAACCGGTATTAATCTGCTTTCATGTTTTTCACGGTCGTGGTCTCTGTCGCAGAAACAGCCGTCTTTCCTGTCAAAACCGTCTTTTCCGTCAAATCCGTCGCCGTCAACTATGCGGTTTTCAGGGAACGCAGGGTCGCAAGGAATACACCCGTCTGCCATTTTAAGATAATTGAAAGCGTCAACAGCTTCGCCGCCTCTGAAACAAGACATAGGAAATACTGTTTCGGTTTCTATAATCTTAACAGCTTCGGGGAAAACATTGCATTTTTCTACGCGAACAAAAGAGGGGAGTTCCCATATTTTGTCGCCGATAGGGTGATTAAGATAGAGCGTATAGTACATATCCGGCTCAAGGCACTCAGTTTCTGCGTGTATTATAAATGATTTAACTTTTTCCTCAATTTTCACCGGAACCGGTTCACAACATTCATTTTTTACACAAGTTTCACCAACAAATTTGTCAGTATGGACTTCTAATTTTGTTGTACTTAACATTCTCTGATGTCTTTTTAACGGGTTTGGGTAAGCATACCAATTAAAGTTACATCCGCACCCACAGCCGTCGAATTTGCGTCCAATACCGTTACTTGTATAGGGATTATAGATTGTTCTGCTGTCCATAGATTTTCTCCTTAAATATAATAAAATTATACCGAAGGATTACCGCCGCCGACACCGTACCATATGCCCCGGGGAGAGCCAACTAACGGTCGCCCGACGGTTCTATAAACGCACATTTCCGGAATATATGCGATATATACTTGCTTAGAGGGTGGATTATCCTGCCCTTTAAATAATTATGCTATGCAGGGTTTGCCGCACATCAATTGATTTACGACCCCTTGAATTATAGCCGAGTTGTTGCGTTCAATAAGAAGCGTATTAACGCCTTGACTTAACATGCCCAACTGTCCTTTAATTTCGCCGAACTCACGTAGATTATCTTTTTCATTATCTTTTATCTGGTTGCTTAATCCAAATCCGAGTTGCATAAATGATTGTCCTTGAGCGGCAATATCTCTTTGAGTATTTTCAATTTGCCGTCTGTCGTCTGAATGTTCAATCTTCTGCATAATTTCAAATTTGTCAATTTCTCCGCTTTTGTGTCCGTTATCCATACTTTTAGCCGCCGCTATTCCTGCGAGCAGTTCCGCTATGTTATTGTCCTTTTTGCTGTAGTAGTCTGCAGGTATTTCTCTTTTATCATTCCTGAAAGCAAATGCCAAAAATATAATAGCTACGAGAAATATAATTACGAAAAAAATTACCGCCAAAACTACAAGCGTCATAGATTTATCCCTATCGTCTCTGTTTAGCATACTTCCTGCCATGAAACCGTTTAATGCTCCGCCGCCGCCGTATCCGACGTTATCGCCGTCTCCGCGTGTGAATTCCATATGTGTATCTCCTTTTATTTTAAATTTATATATTAACTAATGTTATCAACGTGTTAATAAATTATTGTTTTATAATATCCTTCCAATTCGATAGATTGCTTGCACTTTCGCCAAACTCAACAATTTCCTGAGGCGTTTGTTTTTTCATACCGTCAAGGATATTTGCGAATATACTGCAAATCCCGCCGATGCGCCGTAGGTCGTTAACCATAGTTTGGGTATTTACTTTCTGCCCGAAAACTTCAATTTCTCCTATATTTTCCAAACTTTTTGCAATATCTGGAATATTTGCGCCTTGTTTTACTTCATTTATAGCTGTATCAGCAACTTTTTTAGTGCCGGGACTTATAGTGCTAAGCGCGTCAAGAGCCTCAACTGGGTTAATCTTTCCTGTCGTACTTGCTTTTTTAAATAGATTTGTAAAAGCCGGCAGCATACTTAAAAAATTCCATATCTTTTTTAAAAAATCCATATTTACGCACCTTTTTTCTTGAATTTTCCGCTTGCGTCGCGGTTATCATCTGATTTTACTTCTCTAACTACTTCTTTTATAACTTCAACAGGTACTTGAACTTCTTTTATTATTTCTTTCGGCGGAGCGTTCTTTATAGCCTGTATTTCGGTATTCATGTTTTTTATTTCGTCTAACAGGGCTGTCAAAGCTTTTGTAATCAATCCCATTTCTTCACTGCTATCCTGATTTTTAAACAGGTTTATATTACCCTCGAATATATATTTTTCATAATCCGGTTTTTGAGTAAGATAATTATATTTGGCGACAATTATTGTTTTGTCGTTGTCACACTTTATAATTTGTTCCTGACCTGTATCGTCCGGCTTAATATACGTCAATTCATCTTGATTTCTTATTTCATATACTTTTTTGCCGGAATAATTATTTGCCGGAGAATATGAATTATTTGGTATATTGTCTTGCGTCTGAGGCGGTAAATATTTTTGCAGCTGGCTCCAGAGGTCGTTATTATTATTTTGATTAAACCCGCTAAAGTTAAATCCTGACATATAATCCCCCTTTTTTTCTGTTAATTAGCTTGCTTGTCTTTTTCTTTTTGTTCGAATTCTGCAAGTTTTCGTTTGAGCTCGGCAATCTCGTCCTGACTTCCGTCTTTTTCTTTGCTTTTTTCTTCATGACTTTCTTTTTCTTTACTCTCTACAAGCAGGGGTATTTGCTTAGACGCTTCGCCGCTTGCAAGTTTTTCTAATTCCGTCGCGACATTCGACGTAATTTCATCTACCAATGCGCACGCAATTAAGACTACTCCTACAGTTGTCAAGATGTTTGATGTATCTTTTCCCATAAATCCCCCTACATTCTTAATTTATCTGAAAGTTCAGCTTTTATATTTTTTCATAATTTCATTTTCCGCATAAAAATTATGTATAATAACGATAATTTCATTTTCCGGAATATTGTATTTTTCGCTTGTTTTTTTAATCCGTTCTGTATTCCGCTTATCCGTTCCGCTTTCGCGGAGTATTTTTATAGATTTATTGTCCATTTTAATTCCGCCAAAATTTGTTATTGTAAATATTATAATGCTGTTTTGGATTGATGGAAATAGACAAAAACAAGACAAAATCTGGACAAACAAATAAGAGGCTCGCGCAAAGCGAACCTCTTATTATATAAAAAAATATATTAAATTAAGGAGCGTATAAAACGAGTTCTTTACGTATACGGTATTTCTTTTTTTGTACCGTAGCAAGTTCATACTGATATTTGCACATCAAATCTTTTTCAGTCATATTCAGGCGCAAAGCGTCCCATGCGAAGTTTGTCTTATATTCATTAAATCCGCAAGAATAGCAGATATTTCGAAACTCATTTTCTGTATAATTTAATAACTCAGATTTTTTTATCATCAAGAGACCTCTTTTTTTATTTTTAATAAATGATTTTGCGCCAATTTTCGCACTACAAATCAATTATAATATATAAAAAGAGAAATCCCCACAATGAACTTGTTGAAAAATCAAACATTTTTAATGTTTAGATTTTTCTATCAAGTTCATTATATTACTTCTTTTTACGGCTTTCAAACCAACAGACTATGATTAACTGAACTATACACCCTACAAGGATAAAAAAGCTGAAATTACCTTGCAGGGCTTGTTCAATTATAGTGTTCCACCATACAATCATAGTTTCTGCAAATCCTCCGGTCTGAACGCCGCTGTCACAACGCCGTTAATTCCCACTACGACGCCGCCGTCTGCGCGGATTTGCATAACCTCATATGTGTTGCCGTAAACAAATGCCGCCATTGATTTCCCGCTGAAATCTTTGGCGTTTTGTTTTATTTTGACTTTATCGCCGAATTGTATGGCGGCAGACTGCGCAACCGGCTGAACTGCCGGAACCGCGCCGACAATATTTTTCGCGCCTGACAGATACGGAATAGGGTCGACGTATACCCCGTTATTCCATGCCGTGCTGTTCTCTTTCACGCCGAAATGCAGATGTATACCCGTAGACTGCCCTGTAGTTCCCATTATGCCGAGTTTCTGCCATTTTTTGACCGTATCGCCCCTTTTCACTGCGAGGCTTCCGGCTTTCATGTGGAAATACCGCGTAAGGATTTTCCCCTCATGCGATATATCGGCATAATACCCGACCGAAGAGCCGAAACCTGCGTCAGCGATTTTGCCTTCGGCAAATGCTATTATTGCAACGTCGCCTGCGCTTAGCTGCAGATTGTTTGCGTCTACCAGGTCTACGCCGTCATGGTCAGGTCTCTGCGGCGTCCTGAACGCGCTGTCTGTCCTCGACAGCTTTTCATTTTTTGTCTCAATAACGTGATTTATGTACATAATTTTTTTATCTCCTCTTGTTTTTTTTGTTTCAGCCCGTGTTTCCCCGTTTTTACTTCTGACCTGCAGCAGCATATCTTTTAGTTTATTCGGTATAGGCACGCCGAGCAGGGCGGCGTTTTCGAGGATTGATATGCCCTCGTTCACGGCGAAGAACAATATCACGCTGTCACGGACGATATTGCCGTCGCCGCCTGCAAAACTGAGTATGTTAAGCAGATATTTGTCAACTATGTTAGCCACTCCGACTATCAGATACATAACTGTTTTTCGGGCTATACCCTTGAACCCTATTGAACTTGACAGTCTTTTTCTGACCGTTGCTTTCATCACTCCGGTAATATAGTCGATAACCGTCAGTATGAGCAGAGCTTTGATAAGCCCGTCAAATCCGCCAATGAACCAGCCTATAAATCCGCCGGCAACCGTTGATATTGCTTCGATTAACTTCCACATTGTTTTATACACTTCCCTTTTTTTAGATAATGCGTATAATTACAGCGCATCATCTTTCGAATAATATTGGTCCGGGATTTCCGGCGCATGAAAATCCTGCGCAATATCATGGTCAACATAGGCGGGATTTTCCTTGAATTTGCCGTAGGTGTATAAAAAATACCCCTCTCTGAACATGGGGTCGTCGTTGAACATCCTGATTTCCTCGCCCGTTGCGGGGTCTTTTTCGTATTTATAGAACGGCAGAATGTCGTCGTCAACCTCTTTTATATCATAATACTTTTCAACGTCCTGGATTATCCTCTGACCGTTTATCCCCGAACCCTCGTACACGCCGTTCGATATATTGTACGAGGTCATATAATCATGCACGGTTTTGTCTTTTTTGTAGATTAATATATACATTATTTTTCTCCTTTAATTGTTAATTGTTATCTGTTAATTGTTAATTGTCACGTAGCCTGATAAATATACGTCCATGACGTAGGCGCGTCGGGCGGGTCGAGGACAACATAGCTGTCGCTGTCTACCGCGTTTTTCGGCGTGATTGTCACGTCGATTGTGTTCGTAGCCGCGCCTATCATCGGATTGTCAGATTCTACGCGGAATACAAATACGCTCGACGATATGTTACTGTAACTTAATTTTAGTTTCGCACCGCCGGGTGTAAATACAAATAACGGAGAACTCTCAGCTAATAATGAAGACCCATATCCCGTGACAATATCGATACTTCCTACGCTTATACCCGCATTTCCGCTCCCTTTAAACGTAAACGTATATACGCCAACCGCCGTTATCTTTGCAAACACATGTTCATAGTGCGTTCCGGTGAACGCACCGCTGGACCACTTGTTGTACTGCTGGACTTGGTTATTCAGTACGCCTCCTGTTGTTCTATATACCTGATATGAACAATTCGTAAAGGTATTTGCACCAAATAATCCTACAATAGATTCGGTATATATAGAATATGTACAGTCAGAGAAATCACATGTGTCAATAACACTGTTAGTGCTGACTTGAAATTGAAATCCGTATTTGAAATAATTAATTCTGCAAGCAGCTACTCTTATATTTCCGGGTGTAAAAAATCTGTTTACGAGTATTGCAAAGTAGCTGTTGTCTAATATAGCAGCTCTATTTAAGCCGAAATCGCAATATTGTATAGATATACTGCCTGAAAAATAATTTATATTTACACAATGTTCAGCAGTTCCGCCGGTAAACTCTATATACTGCAATGTTATATTATTTATTTTCTGCCCGTTAAACACAATATTTTTCAGTTTGACAGCTTTTTGCGTCTTTGCCGCAACCGCCGTTTTCGCCTGCACTGTAAAACTGCCCACACAACTGAAATTCGTCGGTATTGTAATTGTCTCCGTCGAATAGTCGCCGTCCTGTATATTGCACGTGACGTTGTTACACGGCGTAAGCGGCAGTTTCGCCAGCTCCGCGTTGATGAAGCTCGCCGTGCCCTCGATTGTCAGCGTGGTTACGCCGGTCGAGACTGTGCCGTCAAGCGTCCACAATGTCCAGGCTGCAATCGAATTTGTGTAGTTTAACCAGCGATAATATACCCGCCGTATTGTTCCGTCGCCGGAAACTGTCGTAAATATCTGCATTCCCGAAAATGTTGTAGCGCTGACGTAACATGGAATCCAATCAAGGAAAAAAGGTGCGTTGGCAACAGGCGTATTGATTTTTGTTGCCGCTCCGCCGGCAGTTTTGCATATCCAGCTATGTTTATTGCCGTCGCTGCTGCTTGCGCCTGTCAGCGTATTAGCATCTACTGCCTGTGCTGTTATATCTACCGGCGCAATGCTGCGCGCCTGTATCGGCTTCCACGTAGCGCCGCTGTCCGTGCTGTACTCGAACACTCCCGCATTATCGCGCACAAGCTGCACCGTCGTCGAGCCGACCGCCGTGTTCACGCCGGATAAATCGGGCGGCAGCGGCAGTATGCTGTTTTCGCCGAATCCGCTCGGAATTACGCTGACCGGCTGCATATTCGCGGTTATGAGCTTCTGCTTGGCCGCGTTCATGCAGTATACGGAAACCCACATTACAGGCGGCTTGATGACCGCCGAGGGGAACGTGCAGCCGTCGCCGGCAAGCGTCACCTCATATGCGGGGTGCAGTGGTCTCCCGCCTGTATCCGTTTTGTAAAAAACCGCGACTTTGCTGTCGGCAATGTCCCATTCTTCGCTGAACGTGAACTTTGCGTACAGGAAATTCACGCTGTCTGCGACAACCTGCCGGCGCTCGTTGAATGATATTGTCTGATTTGTTACGGTAAAGTCTAAAACCATCATGTTGGTTGTATCAATAGCCATGTTTTTAATCTCCTTTTATATATTTTTTTTCAATCAAATTTGTAGAATCGCCCCGCCGAAGAGCATGTCTGTCTGACCGACAGCCATGGCAATAGGCGTACCTGTGCCGGAATATGGCGCAAGCGCGCCGTTCGTACCCGGTATGTACAAACGCCCCGCAACAACCGGTCCAACCCCGAACACGCTGCCGATTCCCGGCAGCAGCTTCTGCGCCGTCTGCGCTTTCACGAACCCGTTTTGTTGCGCGTCCAGAGCGACCCCGATGATGTTGCCTGACACGGGCGAATCGTACTTCCGGCCGAACCACCAGCTCTGCGCGGATATTGCCGAGCCTGTCGCCGACGCATTCTCCGCGAATACGAACTCTCCCGGATTGTTTTTGTTCTCAATCGCCAGCTGCCTCGTGACATAGCCCTGTATCGGGTCGTTGATATTGACGACCTTGAACGGCAGATATTCCGCGACTGATGACAGGTCCGCGCCAACCTCGGCAAACTTGTGCCTGAACGGCGGCAAATAGCCCAATCCCGCGATGTAGTACGACCCGTCTCCTCGTTTTGTGACGAACGTGGACGGCTGCCACCTCGTGATAGGCTGCGTAACGCTGCCGTAGCCGTTGCCGTCCGCCGTGCCCGCGACCACAGGCACCGCCAGTTTTGCGCCGAATGTCGCCGCGCCGTTCGCGTCGATTGCCGCCGTCTGTAACGTCATCATCGTGCCTGCCTGGTGTACCGTCGAAAACAGAAATTTCCCGTCGTTATTGTACGTAACCGGCATACCGCCGCCGTTGTAGCCCTGAGTGCATATGCTCCCCGCCGGTAACGCCGCCGGATTCGCGTCAACCGTCACCGTGTTTCCGCTAACCGTGATTTTGCGCGCGTACAACGTGCCCGCGCCCCCCGCCGCGGACGAATAGAACAGCAGATAATTGCTGTTGCCGCCGTCGCAGCTGACCAGGCTGAGCAGCTGCGAATAGTCCGTTATGCCGCCTACCGCCGCCGACACGTACGACGTGCCCATGCCCGTCCCCGCGTACCGTATGAGCCGCATCGTGCACACGCCGGCAGTCGCCGCCGAAATCGTGGCGAGCAAAACGCCGTCCGTGCCGCACTTCACCGGGCGCGTCGCGTTCGGCACCCCGTACCCGACGTCTGTATTCCCGCCGTAGCTCGACCCCGTGATTATCGTGCCCGAAATTGTGAAAAAGCGCGCGGTCGTGCCGCCGAGCGCAACGCTGCCGTACCCGTTGCCGAACACCATGCACGCCAATGTCGGCGATATGAGCTCGAACCGGTACGATATATATTCCGGCTGAAGCGTGAACTCCGCGCCGAACGTGACAGTATGCGCCGTCCAGTCCACGGTTGTCACCCACATGGTCGCGACCGCAGACGCGCCCACGCCCGCCACGCCCGCCATGAGATACTGCTGAACTGTGCCCGTATCGCTAATCAGATAGTACGGCATACCTACGACCGACGCGTTCGACGTGTACTGGGCGCGCACGGGTCCGTTCGCGGGCACTGCCCACCCGCCGTTGAGCGTCAGCAGCTGTCCCCGCCCTATTGTAACATTGGCGGGCACGGGCAGGTCTGCGACGCCGGACGCGTAGTTCATGTTGGCGGCGTTGAGCGGCGTGCCCTCGTTTCCCGCCTGTATGCTGTTCTTCAGCGCGAGTTTGAAGTCCGGCAGTTTCACCGCTCCCGCGCTGTCCAATGCGTCGAAAAACAGCTGATTCTGTCCGTGTAGGCTGTCCGTTATCCTGTCTTTGAAATATAATGGCGTCAAGTTAATCACCTCCTGAATTTTTACAAAAATTTGTTTATCGGCGCGTCGATATTCGACGCATAGCTTTCACCGGCGTGCAGCGTATTGTCTGCAATCCACTGGTATGCGCTTCCTGTCTCGAATAGTATACGCTCAACGTCGTTCGCTTTCTGATATGACAGCCGGTCTAAATCCGCCGGCACTGAAGTAACACTTCCGAACGGCAAAAAAATCTGTAATACAGCCAGACATGCAAGCGTATTGGCGTTGTCTGCAACTCTCGTAATATCGTACTCCGTCCAATCGTCTTTGGCGTGTATTTGCAATATGTTCATTGCCGCAATCAGCCGGTTGAGCGCATTGCCGACTCTGTTGCGGTCCGATATGTTGTACGCCCCGCGCAGATTCGCGTCCGTATATATGCTGTTATTCTGCAAAGACAGCGCATAATCAACGTCGGATTGTGTGCGGTCTGTTATTAGACTGCTTAATATATCGTTAATTATCATTTTCTAACAACCTCTGTATCTTCACTTGACTTTGTTCCGCTTCAATCCGTTTTACAGCATTGTCAAAATAATCTTTGTCTTTTTCAAAACCTATCCAGTTCCGCCCCGTCCGTATTGCCGCTATAGCCGTTGTACCGCTTCCCATACAGTTGTCAAGTACAATGTCACCATCATTTGTGTATGTTTCTATAAGATATTCGCATAACGGAACCGGCTTTTGCGTAGGGTGAATGGTTGCATTTTCAACTTTCCCGAATAATGCGCCTTCCCAATTTGAAAATTTAATTATATCGGTCGGATAACGCGTTCCGTCCTCAATATATGCCCAATCTTTCATATATTCGTTATATTGTTTGCATTGAGTTCCGTTATATTTTATTCTACCAATATCTTTTTTCTTTATGTGTTTGATAGGATTATAAATTGGTAATTTTTGATAGAACACACAAATGTTTTCATGCGTTCTAAGTGGCATTTTTTTAGCGTTTAAAAATCCAAGCGGCTGTGTTTTTTCCCATATAATTTCATACCTAAACATTTTTCTGTTACTATTAATCAAATCTGTCGTAAACGGTTGTACTGAAAAAAGCAAAATAGCTGCATTTGCTTTTTTAATACGCTCATACTGTTTCCACAGCGGCGCAAACGGAATAACAACATCCCATTTGCATTGTGTCGTCCCATAAGGTAAGTCACATAGTATCATATCGACTGACTTATCTGCAATCTGTTTCATACCTTCTAAACAGTCCATATTATATAATTTGTTAATTACCATGAATAATCCCTCTATTATGACTGAATTTCAACTTCTTTTTTCAGCATTTCAATTGTATTTGCATATGCTTTTTGTAATATTTCTGGCGGAAGCATATCTGCATACACAAATCCGCTTCGTCCCATTCCTGCCATAACAATATCTGCTATACGTTCAAGCACATAAATTAAATTAACATCATCAGGACAATAGTCTTTAAGGTGATGCCGTTCGTCGTGAATATGCCTTTGATACCATTTTGTAGCCTTAAACTCATCATCTTTAAGACCTTTTGAAAAACTATCGTAAAAATCTCTTATACCGTCAGGGTCAACTTTAGTATAATCATGTCTAATACCCGCAGAGGCAAGTTTTCTGGTAAAAAATTCTAATCCTTGCCTCACATCACAAATATGTTGTGCTGAACTTTCATATAATTCTTGCTTGCTAACTTTTCCAGTTGCTGTTCTGCTATCCGCAGATGGTGATTTTTTAATTTTTATCATTATAAATTCTCCTTAAATTAATTGCCACGTATAACACCTCTCGCTTTTATGTTTTCCCAGCCCAGATTGAGCGTGAGCTTTTCTATCTGCCCGACTATATCGTCGTCGTCGAATACCGTCGGCACCTCGACTATATCGCCGATTTTTTCTGTGTTCGGGAACGACGCGACGAAATCGCCGTCGAATACTTCCTGCCGCTGATAATACTCGTACAGCCTTTGCGCAATCGCCTGCGAGTTGCCCGGATTTATGAGAGTGCCCTTGTCGATTTTGATTGTGCGCTCTTCCGTGCCCTGTATCAGCTGCGGAGTGCTGACCGTAACGCTGTTCTGGTTGTCAAGATATGAATATCCCTTGAGCCGCGTTTCGCCTGTCCCGGGGCTGTTGATTATCGCGTAATTCGCGCCGTAATCGACAAGCGTCCCGACCGATGCAGGCGCGGTCTGGTCGAAATATAAATTATAAATCGGCTCGGAAAATTTATATGTTTTCGTGCCGGTAAACGTGTCTTTGACTAAATCTTTCGACGCGCCGCCGGCGACGTAATTGTGTTCGACAACCTCGACGCTCGTATACGGAAACTCTATGTTCACGCTGCTCGCCCGATATACCCGTTCAGGTGCAATAACCTCGGATAATTCTGTAGGTAACGGCTTGACATGAATCTCGTCGGTTCTGGTAGCGTCAATTATTGCGCCGATTGCCAGAGCGACCAGCGCAAGCGCGTCGCGCCGCTTCAGTATCGGAATCCACCCGGTTATAGGAGCGTTCTGCAATGACGGGTCGATTGTAACCGGAAAAAGCCCGTTGACAATATCGTTGATTACCGTCGAAGCGTATACGTTTTTGTATATGCCGCCGAGAAATTCGTCAGTATTGTCGAGCACCCCGATTTTGTCCACTGCTTCGACGTCGAACCGCCTGTTTGCGTGCCTCGTGCTTTTGTCTATGTAGTACCTGCCCATTTCCGCGCCGTTATAGCGTACCACCAACGGCTGGCGCTTGCGGAATAAGTACGGAATCTGGTCGTGCGTGTTAACTGCAAAACTCAGCGAGTTTATATATATGCTCTGTCCGGTCAGGTCAAGCCCCTCGTTGATTGTGAGGTTCTCCAGTTCGCCGTCGCCGAACACGCGCACAAGCCCGAAGTATACCGCTTCGATTTTCAGGAATCTGTACGGCATATTCATGCGCGTGAACGTGATGAACACACGGTTATAATATTCCACGGCGTTGTTGAACGAGTACGCCGGGCTATTTGGATTGAACGTCGCGTCGGATAACAGCGCGCCGTCCTTGTACCACTGCACGCGCACTTCGTCGGCGAAAACGTTGTTCTGCGTGTCGAACGCGAACGATATGCCGTCGCTCGACTGCAATCCCCCGAACACAACGTTCAACGTGACTTCCGCCGGAAGCGTTCTATCGGGGTATGCGCTCTGCTGACTGCTCCACAGCGCAATAACTTCGCCCCGCGCAAACGCGTCGTGCGTGCCGTCGAGTACGGTGTAATTGTGCTCGCACGTCTGTATGCTCCTGAACTCCAGCCCCTCGGCGAACAGATTGCGCACGTCCGAGAACGGCTGTAGGTTGTTCGACGGCACTGCCTGCGCCGACTGCGCCGCAAACGGCGACACGTCGTAGTATGTTACTTCACGTCTGTTCATGTAATATATATATCCTCCTATGTCGCATATCTTTGCGGCTTGACCGGCTCGAATGTGACGCTTAACCCGCCCCACCTGCTCACGCCTTTATTCCGGCGCAATAATGAATCGCTTGTTGACGTTATTCTCGCTTGAAACGCCAGTATTGCCTGTCCAAACGGCAACTCTACAAAGCGTATACTTTTCGGCGTCGTTATGTCATAAAAAAATGCGTCGTACTGATTTTCCTTATCAGTTACGCCGTATTTCGGTTCAACCGTGAAACTGTATGTGTATTTTGTCGCCACTGCATCGGCAAATTCAGAAAAATCAAGCATTGTTCCCTGCGTCAACGGGTCGTATATGATTTCGCTGTTTCTTTGCAGCGTTATTTCGCCGACTTGATATGATGTACCGTCGATTTTTATAAGACTCAAGTTCTCACCCCGTTTAAATTATCTACGCGCCGCAATTCTATTCCCAACGCTGTGAACACGTCTCTCAATGAGCCGCTTGTTTCCAATATATACTGCGGCTGTGATTGCTGAGGCTGTTCTGACTGCCTCTGAATATTACTGCCGGTTTGCGCCGTATTTGCCGCCTGTATAGCGCCTATGGAACTCATAGCGTTTGCAGACGGGCTCAGCCTGTAGTTTTGATTGACCGCGTTTGTCAGTATTGCCATCTGACGTTTTGTGTCGGATATAACGTTCGGCATTTCGTCCGTGATTCCCGCGCCTATTCCGAGCGCGATATTTTTCCCGATTAAATTCCTGAACAGCATCGACGGAGAATGTATCTGCAGCGCAGAAGCGGCAGAAGCGGCAGCCTGAGCCATGCCTGCTGAGATTGTGCTCAACAGCGCCGGCAGCATCTCCATAAATCCCGCGGTTACTCCGGCTGCTATATTGTTGCCTATCGGCACGCCGCCGTCGTACGCGCTTTGTTGGGCGGCTTCAAGCGAGGCTGCCACTCCGTCTATAACCGCCGCCTGGATTTCCGGCGAACGTTCGCTAATTGCAGACGTCACCGTATCAACTATTGTATTCGGTATAGCGGCGGACGCGCCGGTTAATTCGTCCGATTCTGCGAATGTTGTCAGTATTTCGGGTATGCCTTTTATTGCTTCCTGCACTTTTGTCAAATCCGGCGCGAACTCTTCCTCAGCCATTTTCGAGGTGTCGCTCCACAGTTTGTTTATATCCTGGGAAAATTGTTTTAATTGTTCAGGCGTAAATCCGAGTATGGCATTTATAGTGTCAAGCGCGCCGACGCCCTGCTTCTGCAGGAAGTCAACGTAATGTTCGCTCAGGTCCATACCCTGTATTTTTTCCATGCCGGCATTGTAATCGTTGAGCGCAGTCAGCGCGTCTCTCGTATTTTTCAGCAAATCTGTCTGCGGTTTTGACTTTAACGCCTGTTCGTCGGCAAGCCTTTTGTTGTTTATATAATTTTCTAATTCTTCGTTTGTTAAGGAAAGCTTGCCTTTTTCCTCGTCATAGTAATTAAAAAGCTCCGGATATTGTTTAAGTAAATCTTCGGTGGATTTTTTTACGCTGTCTCTGTTTGTTTTAAGGTCTTTCTGAGCGTCCGTATAGTCTTTTGTCGCCGCAGTCAGTTCGTCGCGTACTGTTTTCTCTTCGTTTGCCGAAGCGTTATACGCGTCGGTCAGCGTGCTGAGGTTGTCTGCGTGAGTTGCCTGAGCCGTTGTCATTTCCCGGTATGCGGCTTGAGTGTTCTGCATCAGTTCCGGCAGCCGTCCGTTCAGCTCGCTTATTTTCGCGTGCAGGTCAAGCGATTTCTGCAGGTTCACGTTATACTCCGTCTGAACGTCGTTGAGGTTTTTGCTCGTTTTAAGGCTTGATTCCGTTTTGTCGGCAATTTCTTTAAGCCCCGCAGGAATATCCACCTTAGCGGCGTCTGGGAGCATTTGCTCGAACAACTGCTGAGCGCGCTGCGCCTGCTGTTCTGTGAGCGCGGCTTCCTGCTGTATCAATGACTGTTTGTAGTCGCTCACATACTTTGCGAGTTCCGTCTGAACTGCGGCGTTATTCTTGTATCTTTCGACGATTACATCAAGCTGAGTGAGCTCTATCTGGAAATTGCGGTCTTTCGCGTTACGCAGTTCGTCCATGGCTTTTATGTCGGCGTTATACGCGTCTTTTTGCGCCTGTATATGCGCTTCGTACTGCTGCTTCGTCAGGTCTTTCGACAGCTTTGTGTATTCCTGGTCAAGCGATTCGCGGGCTTTTGTGCCCTCGGCATATTTTTGCCGCTCTGTGTCTATGGCGTTCAGTTTTATTTTGAGCTTCTGCTCCTCTGTGTCCTGCGTCATGGACAGCTGATATTCGAGGTTGTCGAGATAGCTTTTCGCCGCGTCATTGTCCGCCGCTTCGGCCGCCGCCGTCTGCTGTTTACGCAGGTCGAACAGGTTTTTATTAATAGCTGCCATGTAATCGGCGTTATTTGCGTATTTCTTAGCCAGCTTTTCCCACGCGGCTATCTGGTCTTCGACGGACATATTTGTAAAGTACACGCTGTCTGAGATTGCTTTTACTTCCGCGTCGTAGGTCTCTTTAACAAGCTGTTTGCGCAAATCAAATATCTTGCCGTCTATTTCTCTCTTGAAATCTGCATTATCTTTATATTTGACTTTCAGGTCTTCCCACATAGAAATTTGCTGCTGTGTGCTTATATCCTCGAAGTGTACTCTGTCTGAAATCAACTGTTTTTCTGCGTTATACCCGTCCTGAACCGCTTTAAGGCGGTCCTGCTCGGCTTGTTTTGCGGCGTTGGCGGCGTCCTGCGCTATTCTTTTGGCTTCATCGGCATTTTGTTTTGCCGTGTCAGTCGCTTCTTTAGCAAGCTGTTTTTGCAGGCTGTAAACCTGCCTATCTATTTCTGCGCGTTCTTTTGTGCCCTCGGCATATATTTTCTGCATATCCTGCCACTTAGCAAGTTCGCCTGCAGTGTCTATTTGGTCAAAGAACTTCAAATCCGACATTGTCCCCTTAAAGTCCTCAAAAAGTGACGAAGCTTCTTTCTTTAAATTTCCTGTCAGATTTCGCATCGATTGAATTGGTTTGCCGGAATTTTCGTCTATGCCGAGCTGTAATCCTTCTGATACAAATTGCCCTATCAGTTCAAAAACTTTCGACGGCGAACGAACTTCAAGGTCCTCTTTAGGTATGTTTACAATACTGCTTGTCATATTTTTAACAGCATCTATTGCCCATTGTTCGCCGTTTTTTATACCTAAAGATAACCCTGCTGGTATCTGTTCACCCAGCAATTTTGCGGCGTCGTTTAGATTTTTTCTGAACTCCGGGTCGTCGACGGCGGTTATAAGTCGATTGTTGGCGTCTTGTATCTCTTTATCGAATTTATCGGCTATACCGCTTTCGTCTACAGCTTTTTTTGCCTCCGTACCTATTGCTTTGAATTTGTCATTTACAGTCTTAGCCGTTCCGGTCAGTTTCCCTGTTTCGGTATCCATGCCGGAGACCATATCAGTAATAACTCCTCGCGCTTCAGGTCCCATTTGCCGTAATTGTTCCAAGAATCCTTCGTCAATATCTGACTTTGCCAGTGTATTCAGCCCGTCAGACCATTCTTTTGTCGCCGTTGCATTTTCTTCGAGATTGTCTGACATTTCCTGAAGCGATATATCCATAGCGTCAGGAACTTCGCTGAAAGCGTTTGCCGCTGTTTTCATATATTCGTCGTAAAAATCCTTAGTCGCCTTTAGTTTTTCGTCTTCGGCTTTTGACAAATCGTTGTACGCGCTTATTATTTCGTCGACCGCAGGAGATAACGCGTCGCCCAGCGATTTTGCCGCCTGCTGCTGTGATTCTGTAAAGTTCTGCGTATTGCCGGATGTTGTATTCAGCGAATCATTGTATTTATTAAGATTTGACGTGCTTGTAATAATACTGTTATTCCAATATTCCGTTTCGCTGTCCAAATCGGTGAGTTTGTTTTGATAATTTACAACTTCACCGTATGAATCGTTTAATGTCGCTGTTAAATCTTTGAAATTTTTGTCCAAAAACGGCATATAGTTAATCGGGTTCCACATGGATTTACTGTATGCGTCATTTGCTTCCTGATTTGCTTCCAATGCTTTTTGTAACCCGCGTTCCGCCTCAACTCTGTCTAAAACAATCTGCTTCAAACGTTCGTGAGCCGCTTCGAGCGTTATCAAATCCTGCTGATGCGCTATATTTCTCATTATCTCTTCTGAGTTTTTGCTGAGTGCGTTTGTCTGTTCATCCCACGCCAAAGCAAGCCCAGGTACAGCTTCGTTAAGCTGCTGTATTTTATCAAGCAGCAGAGTTTTTGTCGCTTCTGATTTGTCTTCCTGTGCTGCCAGTTCAACTATGCTGTCATACAGCCGCATATTTGCCTCTGCCTGGTCTGTTGCAGACTGGCTTGTATCGGCGGCGGCTTGTTTGCTGCTCTCTAATTTGGAGTTAAGGTTATCAAATTCCTGACTAAGTTCTTTATAGCCCTCGACAACCTGTTTCATACGCTGCGTATCAGGAAGCGCGTCGTTGAGCGCGCCCAAAGCAAAACCAAGACCCGTAACTGCCGCAACAACTCCGGCTACAGCTAAACCTATCGGGTTGGCGGCAACTGTGAGATTGAATATTTTCATTGCCGCAGTCATTCCGCCCATAATGCCGGTTCCTGCCTGCATTGCCGCATTAAATGCCGTTATCGCCGCAATAATTTTAGAAAAAGCCGCCATTGCCGCCATTGCAACGTTATACGCCACTACTGCCGCCGTTACTACAACTATGATTTTGCCGAATATACCAAACTTGTCTATGAGCTCAGGTATCGCAGTAAGCAGCCCGCCGATTAACGCCGCGCCGAGTTTTATGCCGAGTTCAACAAGCTTGGGCAGTATCTTCATTATCGTTTCAACAATATTTACGCCAATCTTAACTGCCGCGTCTCCGGCCTGAGGCGCGCTTTGTATCAAACCGTCTATAAAAGCGACAATTATATTCCCGCCTGCCGCAATAAACTGCGGCGCGCCTTGTACTATTTCAGTTACAATGTCGGATAATACGCCGCCAATGCTCGATACAAGCCCCTCGAACCCGCCGACGTTGAACGCGTCTGACAGTTCGCCGACTTTTGATATAGCAAAATCAATGCCCTGCGCGAAAATCCCGTTCATAGATTCAAATGTCGAGATTCCGAGGTCGCTGACTGCTGCCTGCAGCTTATTGAGTTTACCCTGTATGTTGTCCGTCGCGACAGCCGCCATTCCCGCCGCCTGCCCCAACCCGCCGAACGCCTCGCCGGAAGCTGACAATTCTTTACTCAAATTGCGTATTGTATCAACGCCGTCAGCCGTTATCATATTCCAGCTTGTCATTGAGACTGTGTCAAATATAGCGGCTTGAGCAAACGCTCTCTCTTCGTCTGTAGCCGCCGACAATGCCTTTTGCAAGTCTGTCATAATGTCAAACATCTCGCGCCGCTGACCGCCCTCGAACAGTTTGACGTTTAATTGGTCAAGAGCTGCAGCCGCCTTGTCTGTCGGAGTGGAAAGATTTCGTAATACTCCGTTTAATGCCGTGCCTGCCGCGCCGCCCCTTAATCCGGCGTTTGAGAACGTCACCAAAAGCGCGTTTACATCGTCTATACTCAGCCCCGCGTTTGACGCCGCGCCGCCTACATTTACATAAGATTCGCTTATCTGCCCCAAAGTAATATTCGCCAGAGAAGTAACCTTTGCCAGACTGTCAACAACGCCCTGCGTATCTTCTGTATCAACGCCGAATGTCTTCATTGCGGAGCCTACGAAGTCAAGAGTTGTTGCGAGGTCTGTCTGCGTGGCTGTTGCGAGGGCAGTACCCTGAGCAAGCTGTTCCATCATCAAATTCATGTCGCCGCCTGATTCAGCCACCATTTTTGCGTTATCGGCGAGTTCAATGACAGACCTGCCGGACTGCAATGCAACATTACGTATTCCGGCTTCCATTTTCTGCATTTCGTCAGTAGTCGCGCCTGTTATTGCGGCAAGGTTTGACATACTCGATTCAAAGTCTGAGCCTATTTTAAAAGAAGCTGCACCGAGAGCCGCAAGCCCCGCGCTCACCGCAGCAATTGATTTTAAAACAACGTCAAGCCCTTTTTTAGTCACATCGCCGAGATTTTTCATTGACTTTTCTAATTCTGAACTGTCACCAATAATGTCTATTTGTATTGTTCCGTCGCCTTTTCCTGCCATTTATACACTCCTTTGTCTTGTTTTTGGGCATAAAAAAAGCAGTCAACTTTTTTAGCTGATTGCTTCTTGTATTAAATTGTAACTTTAGCACCACCAAACCACACTTCGCCGTCAATTAAAAATGTTCTTATGTCTCCAAACTCTGAATTTGTAAAAATCTGAGAGTTGTCATAGATTTCTAAATCTTTGCTTTCATTTGTTTCGTCCATAAATAAAAAATTTCCTTTCAAAAATATTAAATATTAGTTGACAGAAAACCTTATCTATGGTATAATATTTATAGATAAAGTTTGTCTGTTGAACACACGCTATTCTCGTCGAAAAGTTGAGCGCGTGTTCTTTATTTTTTTACATTGCTATCTTGACTATCCTCTTTTAAAATTTTTTTGATATGTTCAATTAAAATAGTTTGCATGTCTTTATTTTTATTAATTGAATATATTTTAAAAAGTTTATGAAGGTCATCTTCAAGCCTTATTGTAAGAGTTCTAATTTTCCTCACCTCTCTATCATGTTGACATAGTATCATTCCAGAAGTTCAAAGTCAAGAGGCTTTCGAAAAATTAAATTGTAAATATTCTGTTAATTAAAAATTTTTGTAGATTTTTGTTCCATTTTGCGTTATAATAAAATAAAAAATATTTTATGGAGGGTTATATGAAAAAGTTTCAACTCAAATCATTTATCGCAGGAATACTCATAGCCGTATTGGTTATAACTATGATTAATCCTGTTTTTGCCGCACAGGTCAGTAAAACAATTACGGCGGCATACAATAATATAAAAATCACAATTGATGGTAAACAAATACAGCCAAAAGACGCAAACGGGAATATTATAGAGCCGTTTATATCTGACGGTTCTACATATCTCCCCGTCCGGGCGGTAGCTGATGCAGTCGGTTATGATGTAGCATGGGACGGAAATACTAATACTGTTAATCTTACTAAAAAAGGTACTGTTTCATCTACTCAATATAGTCGAATAAATCCCGCGCCTGTTGGAACAGCGCAAACTATTGTAACAACCGATTATACTTTAACATTGAAAATAAACAGTGTACTCTCAGGAGATGCGGCTTGGAATTTGATATATACAGAAAATAAATACAATAAACCTGCTCCAGACAATAAAATTTATGTTATAGCTAATGTAACTGCGACAGCAGATAAAGTAAATTCGGATAAAGCCGTTAGTTTGAGTTATATTAATTTTACAGCTTTTTCAAATAGTAATGTTCAATATGACTTATCAACAGTAATTACGCCCAAACCTGATTTTACGAATAAAATTTTTGAGGGCGGCACATATACAGGAAACATAGTATTTTTAATAGACAAAGCAGACCCCTCGCCAAAAGCAGTTTATGGAATGAAGTATGACGGTTCGGGCGGCATATGGTTTGCATTGCCTATTACACAAAATGCACCGCCTGCGACAACTCAACAGCCTACTACGCAACCCCAGACAACTACCACTGCTCCTACTACAGTTGTTCCTGATACTTCTGCGCCAACAACTTCCACACCTACTACACAAACTCAAACAAATAAAATAATATATTATAAAGATTATCCTACAATTCCCGATTTTGGAGCATTTACTGGAGCAACCTTTTTAGGCACAACTAAAGACGATAATGACGTTCTCTTTGTTTACGATATGTTTTCATTTACTTCAGAATCTTTTAGTCAATATATGAATTTAATTAAAAAAGATTTCACATATGTTGGCACTTCTGGCGAACATGTTTTTTATAAAAAGGATAATATCACAGTTGGCTTCATGCTTGATGTAGTAAATAAGTATTTCACTGTTTATATAACAACAAAATAACTCATAATCTCCCCCACGAACTTTCGAACAACGCCTGCTCCCGCAATTCCTCCTCGCTGAGTTCTACCGGCAGTTGTACTGACTCTTTCGCTTTCATAGCGTCGGACAATGCCTGACCCTTGAACCCCTTCAAATCCATAAACCGCAGTTCTATTTTGCGCTTGAACGCGCTGTCCGGCGAAAGATTGCTAAGCAGGAGCTTGAACTTATACCAGTGCAGAAACTCAACCTCGACTAAATCAATGCCGTACTCCTCAAGAAAACTCGCGTATATCTCGTCGGCGTCGAAATCGTAATCATACTGCTGTTCATGCGGCTCTTCGTCCGCGTCCTCGCTTTCCTCGCCTGTAATTCTGTGCGGATTAACAAACTCAACAAACGCCTGGTTTATCGCTTCAAACGTAACATTTTCGGGCAGCTCTTCTGCAAAAAACCATTGTATCAGCTTCTCAATACGCTTGTACTCTGGCACGTCTCTGTCATGCAGTACGGCAAAAATACGCAGTATAGTCCGGTAATCAGCGTTTATAATATAATTGTTACCGGCAATATCTTCGGATTCCGCGCAAGCAGGAATCCGAACGGTTGTCGGGAATATTTTATTTTTATTCTGGTAAAGATTATTCATATTTATCGGCTATTTTTTCATCGGCTTGATTATATACCGCCTGAGAAATATCCATAAGCCAATTCAAGGCAGTCGACATGCTAACAGGTCTGCCTTTGCTGATTTTTTTGAACGCGTCTTTGCCGAGTATATCGTCAATTAGACTTCTCGCTTCGTTTACCGCCGACTGTATCTGCTCAATATTTTTTGCGTCTATGTTCTTGTATTTTTTGTGATAATTCGCGCTCTTGTTTACAATATCCGCGTCGGACATAAGAACGTCGAACACTTCGCCGTTTATTTCAATCTGCTCAAGCTCCGGCACCGCCAATTCTAATTTTTTCATATATTCACCTCAATTTTTTTTATTATAACGTGAGTTCGAGGGATAGAGAAGAGAATCACCCGTCACTGCGGTGACACCCTCTTCTGTGGAAGAGGGCTGGGGGAAGGAACGTTCTTTCTCTGCCTCCTTTCGCAAAAGGAGGTGGCTCCGCAGAGCCGGTAGATTCTCCCTATATTCATCTTTCATTTTCATTCGTTAAAGGGGGAAAGCGGCGGAACGCCGCAGGGGGATTATGTACTTAGGGCGGGAAATCCCGCCCTTGCAATAGCTGAACTTTCAGATAAATTCAGGAAATTGAAAATTTCCGAATTTATCGAAAGTATCAGTTTGTTACGTTGACGGAGTAGGCGTAAAAGTAGGCGTATATATAGTCTCGCCGTCTGTGTCAGTGCTTTCTGCAATAGACGCGGTGCCGGCGGTCGGAGTGCCGGACTGCGCGATGTTGAATGTTATAACGCCGGTCGCTATGTTATAGTTGTCTATAGTGATAAGGACGTTTGTCCTCTGCGCAACACGGCTGCCCGTCGTAACCGTGTTCTGAAATACCCTTAATATCTGCGTTGTCGCGTCTGTCTGCTGTTTCTGGTATATATCGAATATGTACGCAAAAATAGGGTCGCCTATAAATGCCGTAAGCGGCATTGACGTTGACGGCTGATAGTTTTCGTTGACGGTAGTCGGAGAACTGTCCTCGATAAAATCATAAGTAGTCTGTTGTACGTTCATTGTGTCCGTCCATTCGACGGATTTACCGATACGCTTCCATGTTTCCGAGCCGGCCGCTAAATTCGGCGTTATATTCATAAACAGAAAATTCAAGTGCTTTTTTATTTTTTGTTTCATTTTTTTAATTTTACTCCTATTCTTTTTGCCTGTCTGAAAGACAGGTTTAATTTTTTAGATAAATCAATCTCGCGGGGAACTGATATTTTCCTTTGCCGTCCTCAAATGTCTGAGCTAAATTCGGCATAACAGCAAGATTTTGAATTTCTTGCATATCGTATCCCGCGCCGAAATCCGGGAAATTGCCGCTTTCGTCCTGCTCCTCAATCCAGTTCTGCCATTTTCGTATGTCTAACATTTTATCTGTGTTGACTGTATCGGTCGTATCGGACAAAGAATATATAAACTGAAGCATAAAATCATAATGTATTAATTTGGATTTGTCGTTGAAATCCGAAACAACTGTTTCTGATATAGGTATAATCGCGCCGGCTCCTTCGTTGTCTATAAGCCAGTTGAGCAGCAGCATATTTGTCATAAGCGGGCATTGCCGCACCCATTCAAGCATTATTTCCTCTTTGTTTACTAAACCTGACATAACTGTTTATTTCCTCCGAATATATTCCTGCAATGCGGCAATGAGCTTCTCTTTCCCGCCTGATTCCATAGAAAATTTATCCCACAATTTTGTCGCGAGAGGGTGTTTTTCTTTCCGTATATTGATAGGTCTGCCTTTGCGCTCGCCGTAATATGTTACGCCGGCGTAAGGTTGCACATAGTGGATGCTTGCCGACGTATCGTCAGCAATAATCTGCGCTGTGTCAGCAAGCGTGCCAGTGTCGAACGGAACGAAAGGCGTCATTAGCCGTTTCGCTTCACTTCCGGCGAACATCATTGTATCTTTGCCGAGAACATTTTGTTTTATTATCTGCTCAATCGGCTTGTTCCATTTTACTGTAAGTCCCATTTTAAACCCCCTCGACAACATAATGTTTAAAACGTGCTGAACGCGTGTTGTCCTGTACAGACTTAACCTGTATAAAATCCTGTCCAAGCAAATTCCTCACATCTGATAACGTATACGGCGAAACGCCTGTAATTTCAACTGTCTGCGGTCCGAGAGCAACGCAGTCCCCGACATTACAATTTAGTTTGTACGCAGGATTGTAAGGGATAAAAACGCGCACCGATTGTGTTATCAGTGCGCCTTTATCCGTCGCCGTCTTAACAGTTATATTGCTCCATTTGCATAAATCCGGCAATATTACCCGTGTAAATTCTTCTTTTTTGCTGTCTGGATTAAATTTTCGCCGCCAGAGCGTTATAATAACATTACAGTCAAACATTTTTCTATACACCTCTGTAAAGTTGTTCGCGGGTAAAATATGTAAGCATTATCGAATATGCGTCTTCGTCGATAGTCGGCATTGTACTGCCTAAGCTTCTCAGCCCGTAAGTCTCGCTGTACCTGTCGTTTGTCGCGCTGATAACCGGCTTCAAGTTGTTGACCTCTTTATAAAAAAGCTCTGCGAGTTCGCACAATCCGAATTTATTGGCTTCCGTCAGGTTCTCCGGCGACAGACGGTCGAATGTAAATCGCTGAGCGGTCTGAACGGCTCTCATTATGTGCCGGCGAAATTCAGGTTTGGGAATCAGCGTATAGCCGAAAATTTTGTAATCTGTATAGCTTATCATAAATTACCCGCCTGCATTTTTTATTTTTTCGATAATAATATCTCTGTCTTTTGTCTGCCCCAATCGTATATTTTTGCTTTTGGCGTATTCGATAAGCTCTTCGTCGGTGAACCTTGTTAATTCAACTTCCGAAACGTCGGCGGGAATATTTGATTGTTCAGTTAAAATTTTAATCTGATTTTGCAATTCCTCGATAATGCTGTTTTTTTCGCTAAGAGCCTTTTCAACTTCCGAAACGTCGGCGGGAATATAATCGTCGTCACTTACAAGTCTCGCAAATCCTTTGCTTATAAGTTCAATGCCTCGTTCTTGCGTTACTTCAAGCTCTCTTTTGGCTTTTATTTTTTCGAGAGTATATTTATCGGTAAAATCCCTTGTTATTTTTACAATCATACAACTTCGTCCTCCAAAGTATGTTTAAGCATAGCCATACCGATACGCTTGTTTTCAACAACATTTTTCCAGTTTACAACGTTCGCTAAATCGGTATTGCTTGGAGTTACGCCGGTAACAGAAGCATTTGTAAATTTTATGCCGAACGGATGCAGGCAGAAAGCGCGCCTGTTTACTAAAATATCGTCGCCTGCCAACGCGTCCCTTGACGTTTCAACAGGAGTAAGGTCAACCGGCAGTCCTTCGCCGCGTCCGAAACAGCCGTTGCTGAATAAGTATGTGTTAAATACTCCGCCGGACATCGTTGTGCCGTCGTCTACAACGATGTTATATCCCAAATATGTAGGGAATTGGATTACGCCCTGCGAATTCGGAATATATTCAATGAGATTTTGTTTCTGAAGTTCTGTAAAAACAGCCGAGTGCATAACTAATGATGTAAGCTGATTTGCGGCGTCGCCTAACAGCTGTTTAGTGTCGAGTATAGCGTATGCCGATATTTTTGAATTTGCAGCCCCGGATATATTATTTACATGAGTTGCCGCAAGCGGTCCGTCAAAAATGCCTTTTAAGATTGATAACAATACTTTTTGTTCCTGAATAACCCACCATTGCGCAACCTGCGTGCCTATGGCTTCCATAGGAGAACTGCCTGCCAAAGCTCCGGCAAGTTCGTTCGCGCTCCACGCTTTACCTCTTAGCAATTCAGCCGCGACGTCTTGTTCCGCGGTAATTTTGCCTGGAGTAAGAGGCGAAGAATCCGAAAGCACTTCATCGTCGCCGGTAATCGGCTGCCAAAACGGCATATTTATAAGTTTACCGCCTTTTGCAACAAGTTCGTCTAACGCGGGATTTGATATGGCTATTCCGCTTTGTATAATATTTGATAATTCTTTTGTTTGCTTGATAACATACGGAGCGAATATCGCCGGTATGATTACGTCTGCTATCATTGTTTTTGCCATTATTTTTTAACTCCTTTAAATCATAATAAATTTTACTTTCTGTTTAGATTAATGTTAAATTTTTGAGAACAAATCTCAAAACGCTTGTATTATACGATAAAATATGATATAATACGTATATGGAATATAAAAGTAATAATAACATAGTCTATTCATGCAAATATCACGTAGTTTGGTGCCCAAAATACCGACGAAAAGTCCTGCGGGACAACATAGCTGAACGGTTAGAGGAGCTGATAAGACAAAAAAGTTCAGATATGAAAGTCGATATAATCGAAATGGAAATCATGCCAGACCATG